TATGGTGGTCGTATGGGTAATGGACCAGAATCATCAGGTGACGGATATAAGTATCGTGGTCGTGGACCAATCCAGTTGACTGGAAAAGATAACTACAGAGCATTTGCCAAAGATATGTTTGATGACTGGGAAAATCTATTTGAGAATCCAGACTGGGTTACATCAGATCGTGATTTTGCTCTTATGTCAGCAATTTGGTTTTGGAATAAAAATAAGTTGAATGTTCAGGCAGATGCTGGTGACATTAAATTAATGACCAAAAAAATCAATGGTGGTTATATCGGATTAGAAGATCGTATTCATCACTATGAAGATGCGATTAAACTTTTAACATAATGGCTTACTCAGACAAAGTTATTGATCACTACGAGAATCCACGTAATGTGGGTTCTTTAGATAAAGACGATCCAACAGTTGGTACTGGAATGGTTGGTGCACCTGCATGTGGTGATGTGATGAAATTACAGATTAAGGTAGATGAAGATGGTATTATTAGAGATGCTCGTTTCAAGACATATGGATGTGGTTCAGCAATCGCCAGTTCGTCGTTGGTTACAGAATGGGTTAAGGGAATGCATATTAATGATGCTGCTAACCTACGTAACTCTCAGATTGCCGAAGAACTAGCATTACCTCCAGTTAAAATTCACTGCTCCATACTTGCAGAAGATGCAATTAAAGCAGCCGTGGCAGATTTCAAAAGAAAAGAATGGTTAGCGACTCATGATCTCGTTAACTGAAAAAGCATACGAGAAAGTTAAATCTCAACTTCAGAAACGTGGCAAGGGAGTTGGCATTAGACTTGGTGTAAGGACTACTGGTTGCAGTGGACTTGCATACACAATGGAATATGTTGACACGTATGATGCTGAAGTTGGTGTTACCAATTATGCTCAAAAAGATTTTGCAGTTCTTATAGATGCAAAGAGTGATGCTTATCTAAATGGACTAACCATGGATTGGGTTCGTAATGGACTCAATGAAGGATTTGATTTTCAAAACCCAAATGAACGAGACCGCTGTGGTTGCGGAGAAAGTTTCAGAGTATGATAACAATAACAGAATCAGCAAAGATAAAAATTCTAGATCTTTTCGCAGAGGAAGGTAATCCTGACTTATGTTTAAGAACATTCGTGCAGGGTGGTGGATGCAGCGGAATGAGTTATGGATTTACATTTGATGAGATAATGAACGAAGATGATTTTGAAGTACCTCTTGAATCAACTAAAATATTAATTGATGCCATGAGCATGCAATATTTAACTGGGGCAACTGTGGATTATAAAGAAGATATCCAAGGCTCACAATTTGTTATAACCAATCCAAATGCTCAATCCACGTGCGGATGTGGGAGTAGTTTCTCAATATAATATGAAGACATTTATAGATCATGATTTCGGCAAACTTGAACGTGACACAAAACCAGATGGTACGAGGTTATACAAAACCCCATCGGGTAAATCCTATCCTTCCGTCACAACAGTCACAGGACTGCACACAGCGAAGGGAATCGCAGAATGGCGAAAGAGAGTCGGCAATGAAGAAGCAAACCGAATCTCTGGAAAAGCCAGTGCCAGAGGTACAAGAATCCATCAACACTGTGAAGACTATTTACGAGGAAACATATTCGAAGCAGATATGTTTGACCTCGAAATGTTCAATTCAATCAAACCCCTACTCGACCAAGTCGACAACATCCACTGTTTGGAAAAACCATTATGGTCTGACCATTTACAAGTCGCTGGCACAGTTGACTGTATTGCAGAGTTCCAAGGTAAACTGTCTGTCATAGATTTTAAGACATCCAGTAAACCAAAAGATCGTGATGACATTCATAACTACTTTATGCAATGTGCTGCATACTCTGTAGCGTTTGAAGAAAGAACTGGTATTCCTATTGGAAGACTTGTAATTATTATGGCAGTTGATAGTGATGATCCGAGATGGTTTATCGAGAAACGAGATAACTGGATTGGTGGATTTAAGAAACTAAGATTAGATTATAAGAATTTTAAAAACATTTGACGTGTAACTAAATACAAGGTATAATATAGGTTATTGCTGTATGAAGCAAAGAGAAAAGTGTTCTGGACGGGGGTGCGAATCCCCCCACCTCCACCATAAGCATATTAGATACATTGGTGTTATTTAACGGCATCGGTCACTGAGAACTAGTATGTTTCTGATGGGGGTGACCTAGATTCGACAGGGCAACAAGTAAATGCGTGGACAGCACGAGACAGATACTCGTTAAAAGTAAAACAACGTAAACGCAAACGACGCACAGTTCGCATTAGCAGCCTAAACACTGCTTAGGGTTTCGGATGGTTTCCTCGTAACAGAATAACCATCCACTTTTAAAACAACAAGGAGTTTAATTTGAATAAGTTTAGTATATTTTTAACGACGATGATTCTTTCGTCAGCAGCCATGGCACAAAGTTATACATCATTGGAATATTCTGATGAAACTAATCGTGCAACAAACGCAACCAATATCAAGGAAGCATTAGTTGTTGGTACTAAAGATGGTGCAATGGACTATAGCATTAAAATGGAAAATAGCCAAACAAGTTTTGGCAATGGTTCTATCTCTCAAGGTATGGAAGTTCGTGCCAAGAGATCATTTGGTAATTTCTACTTGGGTGGTCGTTTAGGTGAAAAGGTAACTAGCTCTACACACTTTAGTCATTATGCACTTGATGCTGGTGTAAAAGTTCCATTGGGTGCTGGCTTTACTGGTGATGTTGGTGCTCGTTATCGCAACGCATTTGACACTGCTAATAATTTTCAAACAACTCGTGCGCATGCGGCAGTAGGTTATGCACTTACTAAACAAGATGCAGTTGCACTTCGTTGGAGCCGTAGCTGGGGTGATGAAGAAAAAGACGCAGTACGTTTACAGTACACACGTAGCTTCTAATTAAAAAGGTAACCCTATGAAAACATTAATTGCACTAATCGTTCTTTCAGTATCGTCACTTTCTTTTGCAGCAGAGCCAGCAAAAAAGGAAGAGCCGAAGAAAGAACAACCGAATTGCGTGACAAAGGATAAGAAAGGTAACTGTCCTCCACCACCAAAGGGTGAGAAGCCAACACCAAAGAAAAAAGTTGAAGAAAAGAAATAATTCCTAAATAATTATACAGTGGGTTGTAGGTTCCCAATAAAACCTTCATTACACAACACAACACAAGGAGTAAATTATGTCAAATATGACACCATTCGAAATCCGTCTTGAACTATTAAAAATGGCGAAAGACATGTTAAACGATGATTATTATGGCAAACGTGAGGTTATTAGCAACAGTTGGCAAGCCAAACTAGAAATTGCTAAAATCAATGGAGGTGAGTTACCTGAACATCCAGGATTCCCAACTTATCCTTCAGAAAGTGAAATCATTGCAAAAGCACAAGTGCTTAATGGTTTCGTTTCAAACATCCCACTAGATATTACAAAGACTATAAGCAAAAAGTCCGCCTGATAGGGAATTGGATTGCAGGGTTCACACACTCTGCAATCCTCTTAATTTAAGGAGATCGATATGCATAAACGAATATACAGTTTAGCAGCAATATTTTTAATAAGCGCAATACTAATACTAAGTACAGATTTTTCAAAAGATAAATTCATTGGTGTAGTATATACACAGTTGACAGCAGAAGCCAGAACACAGGTTGATTGTCTGGCAGAAAACATTTATTATGAAGCAGGTTATGAACCAAGAGATGGAAAGATCGCAGTTGCGATGGTTACATTGAACAGGGTACAAGATCCACAATTCCCAAAAGACATTTGCTCTGTAGTAAAACAGAAGACAAAATCAACATGTCAATTCACTTGGTTCTGTGAAAACAAAACACTCCAAAACAATTCCGCATATTCACAAGCACAAGACATTGCACTGCTTGTGTATGCCAACTATGAAAAGATGCAAGACATGACGCAGGGTGCATTATTCTATCATGCAGATTATGTTAATCCAAGATGGAAACTAGAACGAACTGTAGTAATTGGCAGACACATTTTTTATAAACAAAGAGACGGTATCTAATATGATGAACAAACTGAACATTCAACTTAAAGATGGTGGTGACGATTCTGCACACGCTTTTTATCTTTTGATGGAAGAAGTAACATTACAATCAGCAAAGCAGTTAGTTGAATGGATTTTTGAAGCAAACTTCGTTGAAGAACGACCAGATTTATTGAATCTCATCATCTGTTCTCCAGGTGGTGATTTAAATGCAGCGTTTGCAGTGATTGATACTATGCAGGGTTCAGCAATTCCTATTCGCACTATTGGATTAGGACAGATTGCATCAGCTGGACTCATGATTTTTATCGCTGGTGACAAAGGGCATCGTATTCTTACACCAAACACATCTATACTGTCACATCAGTATTCTTGGGGTGCTTTTGGCAAGGAACACGAGTTATTCGCAACGGTAAAAGAGTTTGACTTAACTACCAAGAAAATGATTCAACACTATAAAAAGTGTTCTGGATTACCTGACGCAAAGATCCGTGAGGTTCTATTGCCACCACAGGATATTTGGTTAAGTCCACTTGAAGCCAAAAAATTAGGATTATGCGATGAAGTTAAACAACTTTCTTAATTATATAAAATTCTCTGGTGTCTGGATTGGATTTGTTTTAAATCCTTACCACTGGGAGTTTCGAGTAGAAAAAACTGGACCAACTGATACAGATCCAAATGGATATGTGGCATCTGTTTATTTTGGACCATTTTGGGTTAGGGCTGTCTTAGATGATGGTTCTTGGTAAATTAAAGGGGATGATTATGAATGATAATGTTTTTGTTAGTTGTGTTACTCTTGCAATAGTAACACTTATTGGTTCGATAACTTTCTACACGTACAGTGAATTAAAGTCTGTCGAGAGAAATGTAGAATCAGCGATTGTAAAGGGAATTGATCCTATTGCAGTTCGCTGTGCCTATGCAACCCCATCAGATCTGGTTTGTGTAGCGTATACTGCATCTCATCAACAAGGGTTTCCTACCCCGAAATCCACTAAGTAAGTAACTGCTTACTGGCCAACCCTCTAGGATACAGGTGTTCTAGGGGGTTGTCTTTAATTCACAATTAGCGTATAATATCTCTACTATCGTTGAAAAGGAAGTTAAAGATGAGTTTACTCACAGTTGGCAATCCAAAGTTGCTGAAGGGTCAAAAGAAGGGCTATTTGTCCTCAGTGTTGCATTTTGCACCTGCTAATTTATCAGGTAAAGAAGTGTGTCCTAAACGAACAGATGGATGCACCATTGCATGTTTGAATCTTGCTGGTCGTGGTGGCATCTTCAAGAAAGGTGAATCCACTAATGTGATTCAGCAAGCACGAATTCGTAAGACCAAAGCATTCTTCGAAAATCGTCAAACATTCCTCAATGAGTTGACTGTTGAGATTATCAAAACAAAAACCAAAGCAGAAAAACAAGGACTGATTCCAGTCTTTCGTTTAAATGGTACTTCAGATCTCGCATGGGAGAAGTATGAAGTTGCAAATGGTAAGAACATTTTCCAAATGTTCCCAGAAGTGCAATTTTATGACTACACCAAAATTAACAATCGCAAAGTTAGTCACATTCCTAACTATCATCTGACTTTCTCTAAAGCAGATGGTAATGATATGGATGTTCGTCTTGCATTATCAAATGGCATGAATGTTGCAGCTGTTTTCCACAAAGTGCCAGAAACATATCTCGGTCGTCCAGTTATCAATGGCGATGAGACTGATCTTCGTTTCTTAGATCCAAAGGGTGTTATTGTTGGTCTCAAAGCCAAAGGTAAAGCCAAGAAAGATACAACTGGATTCGTGGTGTGATCATGGCAAAAATTTTAGAATTCAGACCAATCTGTATAAACAAGGGTTGTAAAAAACCTGTTACATATAGTTATAAAAATCCTGATGGCACACATCGTTGGAAACCTGTTTGTGCACACTGCAAAGATGCTCAAACAGGTAAATCACAATATGCAAAAGGAGTTACTCCATATCGTACTGGAGTTTGCGAGAACAAAGATGGCAGACTAGGTTTTAAGTGTGCAGTCAATCACAAGCTGTTGCCTAAAGATATGCATCTTACTGAAATTGATCATAAAAATGGAGACCATACTGATAATAGGTTATCTAATATACAGGAATTATGTGTCGTGTGTCACAAGATTAAAAGTAGATTATCTGGCGACTTAAATCGTTGGAAAAACTGCGCTGCTTGACTTTTAAACATGAATGGAGTATAATTTATTATGCAATTATTGATTGGGTTTATCTTGGGTTTAGTTATTGCAACTGTGGGGTTTAGTAATTTTGCTAACTTTGCAGATCGACAAGTAGACAATGCGAAATTTATTATTAAGGAAAATGTGAAATGAAAAAATGTATTATATCAATGGCAGTTGTTGCACTTTTTGCAACTGGGTGTTCCTCTTTCGGAAACAAAACACCTGCTCCTGTGACTAAAATTGAAAATAAACTGGAAACTAAACCAGACATCAAGAAAGCTGAAGCAGAATTTCTTGAGACAGCTGGAACAGTGCAACTGCAATTTTCAGAAGAAGGAGAATGGTTGCTGATTAAAACATCTGGCACTGCACCCATAAACTTCAATCATGCACAGGGTCGTGAAGACGCATTCCTATTGGCAACGATGCGTGCAAAACGTAATCTAGTTGAATTCTTAAACAACGATGTTAAGTCTGGTAAAGCAGTTGAGAATATTACAAAGACTGCACTGAAAGACATTGTATCATCTAATAGTAACGAGAATCGTAAACGAAACAAAGACACCAAGACCGATGAACTATTCGGAAGCGATACTGAAGTAGATAACTCTCAGTACAGCCAAGAGGAACGTAATCGTGCCAATAAAATCTCTCAATCTGTAACAGAAACTATCAATGATAACTCACAGGGTATCCTACGTGGTGCCTACATTGCTAATCGTAGCATTGATCGTGAATCAAATATGGTCTCTGTAACTGTGATGGTTTCCAAGAAAAGCATCAATACTGCAGCTTTGATTCGCACTCAAATGAATGGCTTCTAATGAAAAAGACTCTTCTTTCTTTATTGATCATGGCATCAATTGCTTCTGCCGAAGAAGTACGTGTTACTGGTTATGGTGCTACGTATAACTCTGCATTGGAAAATGCAAAGACTCAAGCACTAGAGAAAGGTGCAAGCACATTCATCATCGGTGAAAATCGAGCAAGGAATGGTCGTGTCACAGAGGAAATTGATCAGTATAATGGTGGAGTTATTAAGACATATACAATTGTCTCTAGAAACTCTACTCTTATTGGATATGAAGTAGAGATCATTGCAGATGTAGTTCCAAAGAATAATTCGATGAAACGAAGTAGCGGTACTTCACTGGATATTGACTTTGAAGACTATGACAAACGAGAACGAGTTGTACGACATTTAGATAATGTCAGTACTGCAATTCGTGCTGATGTAATGCCAACTTCCCATAAAATTGGAAGATATGAAACAACTGTATACACGAATGTAGTTCTCTCATGGCAACCGAAGTGGATTAGCGATATGAAATCATTCGCTTCAGTGGTCAATCAAAAGGGGAATACTAGTAACAATATTCGTGATAGGGTTACTGGCAGTGCTATATCATATTCAATGACTGCATTTGGAACACTTGGTGCTTTGACTTCTCTTGGTGTCTACAATGCCACTAAACCAAACGAACAACCAACCAATCAGAATATGATGGTATGTTTTAGTGGCAATGAGTGCTCTAGTATTGATGTTGATATGACTTTCCCAAGAAACCCTAAACTGGTTCTTGTGGCGAATATTGGTGGACAGGAAGTTGTGCTTTACGAACAGTTCTTAGATATGAAAATGTATCGTTATGTTCCAGCTGGTGAGACTGTGAATAATTCAATCTTTAAAAGTTACAATGTTCGCTATAATCAACCTGCACTCTTGATTGATGAACGACAACAAACAGTTCCAGTATCATTTAATCTTTCCAATGATGTTATCCGAAATGTATCCAGTGTTAATGTTTTTCTTAGGTGATAGGGGTTGTCTTTAATTCCGAATTAAGGTATAATTATATTATGCAAATGCTACACACATCCCTTGGAAAATCCAAGAAGAAGAAACTTACTGCAAAACAACGAGAGTTGAATGCATCATGGGAAGCCATGTTGAAGAAGTATCCCACAAAGAAGGTTGTTGCCAAAAAACAATCACTCAGTGAGGTATACTCGCTCGGAACACCTGCTTGTCGAGAGACACCTAAGCATCCGAGTCTTCCATTTACTGGTGCACCTTGTTACAAGAAAGCCAATCCAGTTTATACTGGCAGTGCCATTAAAGGTATCGGTACGATGCATAAGTCAAACGCTGTTCCAGTATTTTCTGATGAACAAGCAAAAGACATTGCTTCTATGAGGAGATAGTATGGAGTACGATGATCCACCAAAGAAATACAATAGTATTACATACACTGTAAACTATGACAAACTATATGAGTCTTCCATTCAATGGAGACCTCCTAAAGACATTAAAGATATGGAAGAACAGATTGAAACTTTACTTGAAAAAATAGTAGAGTTGTCTGACTATAAAGACGCAAAACAAATTATTGATACCATAAGGAAAATGCCATGAATGAATTTTGCGTTAAGTGTTCTGAAAAAGAATCAGAGATCGAACTTCTTCGTAAACGACATTATGATGAAATGCAATGTATGAAAGCGCAGATTGATAAGTTGCGAAATGAAAATGATGCGCTTATAATGGATGTTGCCTTCTATGGTGGTAATATGATTAACTTGTCTTGCAATGATAAATAAGGTATAATATGAGTATGACACTGATTGAAAAGTATAACGACTTGCAAGTTCAAAAGATGAAGTTAGATAAATTCTTCTCTTTGTTCCTTGAGAAATTTGAAAGACAGATGCATTCTGAGAAGATAGATACACCTGTTTGGAAACTGTATAAAAATAAACTCAAAGAATATGAAAAGGTAGATCATGAACTTAAAGCAACTGGATATTGGATCAATAAGGAACGAAATGTTTAAAACTGCAAACGAATTCTCTCTTCACATAGAGCAGATGGTTCGTGATAGCAAAATGACATATATGGATGCTGTTCTTGAGTATTGTAAAGAAAACTATCTAGAACCAGAAGATGTTTCAAAGTTGATTAACAAGTCTTTGAAAGATAAGATTGAAATGAATTTTCGTGATTTAAATTACTTACCGAAGCAAGCACAACTGGATGTGTAATGGATGGATTTAAGGCATATCGTTATTACCTAGCAATTAAACTTCACTTCACCACAGACAGGTTCAATGTTTTTGAAAACAGAGGTAATGTTCGTGGTACTCGTGAGGCATTTAATGCTCGCAATGACAGATACATATTTGAGAAGTTAGCAGGCAAACGACCAGATGATAAAGACATCATTCAGTTCTTTGTAGCGAACTTTGCATATGGTAATGATCAAGCCATTTATGCTGGTCAAGAAGCAGAAGATAATTATTTGCAATGGCAGAAACGAAAGCAGTCTATGACTAAGATTTTCGTAGATGACTTAGCAACTCTATTAACTTATGTTGAAGTGAACAAGTTAAAACCAACTGCAATATTTCAGTTTACCGAAAACGAATATCCAGTAGCATTAAACTTATTTGTTGGAGGTAAAATTGCAATAGAAACTCTAAATATTATAAACGATCAGATAGATATACTTGATGAGTGGGCAACCCATGCTTCTGTAAGATACATATGGGAAGATGAGTTGCGAAGAATTAAAAAGTTGACTGGGTTCGTTAAATACGATAGAATTAAGATAGGTAAAATCTTCGATCATTTCAAAGAAGAACTTGCAGAGTGATACAATGGGTAAGACATACAGTAAAC